TATGATAATGCCTTCATGCTATACGCACCTAGTTCTACAATTCTGTCCCATTGCCTTACTATTTTAAATTTCTTATTTTGATAATCACATATTAAATGTGTTGAACAAAAATCGTAAGAGTCAAAATTACCGAATTTTAGGAATTTCAACACCAATCCTAATCCATATTGCTTGTTTAAGTTCTCACCCTTGTTGGACCAATATTTTTTGAATTGTTGTTGTAATGCTATTCTGTCTTCACTATTTTTGAGGAATATCGCAAAATCGTCTCCTTTGGCATCCACTTCTACTTCTATACCTGCTTCATGTGCCATAAATAGACAATAAATAGCCATTCGAGCTGTGTTCATGAGCGTCGTATCTGGATTGCCTGAAGTTACTGTTGCATCTATGAGAAAACTTGCCACTCTAACTGTTTTACCTTTTTCGAAGACACTACCATTGAGTTTCCTATATCTTGCTGTTGCTTTCTTTATAAATATGTCTGGATCAACGTGGTGTATTTTGTCTTTTATATAGTTGTATATCAGTCTATCGAAATATTTTAATTCGTGGCTCTGTGTTGTGTCGAATCTACTACCATCTCCTTGTATTATATAATGGTAGCCTCTCCTATACCTATCGGCCAATTTTATTTCCATTTCTTGCCAATTTAAGTTGCCAGAATACCCTGGCATGTGTTTGGTGAATAAGGCTTCCAGAGCCCAAGTAACAGGTCCAAGTACAAACTTATCTTGTGGTGTCGGACCAGCTATAGCTCTGGTTTTTGGCAAACCACAATCGTCATAATTATGGTTGGGCTTATCTACTAATTGGATCTCTCGCTTACAGAACATATTGTAAGTGCAAGGTCTGTTTTCGATTTCTCCCATACCTGACAGTTCTTTTTGTTTACCGGCATCTAGATGATTATACCATTCCGAATAAGAGTAATCAAAATCATCTAAATGTTCTTTGAGCTTTGGAAATATTTGGGATTGAATGAATTTTTCATATTTTGTTATAGCATTTTTTTCGGGTAGTGGCACTGCTCCCACATGGCGTACCATTGACGCATATAGCGTTATTGCACAGCTGTTCCATATAATTACTGGCAATTTGTGTTTGTTTTCTGAAGTATTATAAATCTTATAAGCTGCATTGGTCGAATCATTTTTGCATGTGCAAATTATGTTGTTGATATCTTGTAAGCTCCCAATTTTGTGTCTGATGGATATAGGGTTCTGGAGCTCATCTGCCATCTGAAAGTGATGGCAGATGCCTTTGAGTACCACATCATCATGTGGTACTCTAGTCGGATAACATCATTTAGAGACAAAAGTCCCTTTGTCTTTCAACTCAGAGACTTTGTCTTTTTCGGCTAACAGTGAATGTAATTGATCTTTTATTGTTTGGATAACACCAGATTTGACTCTGGTTTCCAATTTACCTTTATTGACATCATCTAGCACTTTGATTAAGTTAGAATCTAAGAAAGCTTGTCGAGCGAGTTTTGTTTCTAATGCTTGTTCTATTGCATAGCTAAGGACTGGTACTACGAATTCTAGGTCTGCACTGTTTGTTTTGTTGTGTATAGTATACACTATGTCTGATAATGCCGTCATATTAATGGTATTAGTTCTCATAACAATCGTTTGTATTTTCCCTAGTATAGTTCCATCTATTTCTATATCGTATTTGATTTCATCTGTAAATAATCTACGGTGTGTGCCCCAGTTGAATATGGTAGTGTTTTTTTGCTGGAATATTTTAGCTTTAATACTACCTCCTATTCTTAACATTGCTATGTGTCGATCTCCCATACCTTTCACTATTTTCCCTTCATGGACAACATTGACACCATCAACCTTATAAGTTGGCGTTTCTAAAGGCAATATTTCATCTTCACATGTGATCGTTGGCAGTACGGAAGATTCGTCATAGAATATCGGTTTGTATATTGGTGCTATATTTTGCTTCAATATTAGATTTTTATACTCCTGTTGTTTAACAACATCCACTATTTTCTTTTCTGGTTGCACTTTGTGTACTTCATCAAGTGGTTGTTGTTTAATGGCACCTACTGTTTTTTCCTTTAGTGGTATTACTTCACTAAGTGTTTGTTGTTCTATTTTTTCAGTGGGTATTGTTGGTATATGGCCTGTCTGCTTAAATTTTATATCTAATTCTTCTTCCTCTTGTATCATCGACAACTCTTCTTCATAGTGTTCTTCATCATCATAATACTCATCCCCATAATCATTTCCTGTGTAATCATCAAGTTCATAATCCTCTTGTTTAGCTTCCTCTTTGATGATTGTTTTGGTATCTTCTATCTGTACTACTGATCCTTTGATGATTATTTTGGCATCTTCCAATTGTACTAATGGCTCTTCTTTGACCATAAGTTGAACGTCTAATGGTATTAATGATTCTGTCTCATCATCTATATTGAGTTCCTTCTTGCTGAAAGGTGCTGTTACATAATCAGTAACTTTGACTGTAATGTCATTTTCATCCCCTATGACTGAATCGACTTGAGCTATATCTTCTAGCGACATATCACCTACGTGTTCTGCTATCACATCGAATTGTATATACTTGGTTACCCCACACTGTATCTCTTTATTTTTAACTATATGTAGTAACTTGCCTGCGTGTGCAAATGTAACGCTTGCTTCGTGGTAAAGTTGGTCATATTGATGGTGATGTGTGTATGGAGTTCCATTGCCCTCAACTGTCATATGAACCTTGTCTCCTTGTATTTCTACTTTCCCCATATTTACATTTTCAACTTTTATTGCGCCTGACTCTGCAAAAACGTGCATAGAACCGGCTCCTATATGACCTGATAAGCCCATGTTGTTTACACCCTCAATCAATTCTTCATATCCAATGTAATACAACACGTCTGTCAATATTAAAAACCTTTGAGCTGTATTGCCTTGCTCCACATTGAGACGAGAATATTCTAAAAAGTCCAAATCAATATACATTTGATTGTTATTTTCTGGTGCTTTTTGCACCACTTTATTCCGACTTGTGACCCTGGTATAATCTTTAAACTGTTTGTGTGGCCACAATATATGTGCAGCTAAGCCTTTCGAAGCTATGCGTGTGCTGCCTCCAACATCAACTAATATTTTATTTTGGTATTGTAGGACACTCTTACTAGTTTTGAGTGTGTCCAACATATTTGACACTGACAAGTATTCGAAATATAATCTGTAGTCTGCCAATGGTTGATGTGGATTAAATTTTTCTTTAGTTATTATAGTTTTAGCAAATCTGCTAAGTTGTGGTACTGCTAATTCTGAACATTTGACTTGTTCGTTTTCTGAAAGATAACCTGAAATACGATTTGCATTAATCATAACTCCGGTCAATCCTCCGTTTCGCTCTACTGTATGTTGCTTAACATT